TGGTACTCGCATAAAAGTTGAGACCCTTACCTGTTCCAACGATATTTTCAACTTTGTTTTCACCTACATCACGACTTGAAAACATTTGCATAGAGGTATTAGAGGTTAAAAAGGATGAAGTTACGAGCGAATAGTTTGAACCTCCCCATAAGTTTCCAAACATCATCACGTTACTACCCATAACAAAAGCGTTTCCATTTACAGTAAGCTTTTGCGTTGGATTTGTTGTATTTATACCAATTTGACCGTTTGATGTAATTCTCATTTTCTCATCATTTCTGGTTTTGAATATAATATTTTGATGAGTATTGGATGTACTCGCACCATATATCTCAATAGAACTTACATTTGAGGAAGTTGGTCCAGATTTAAGGATAAGTGGATTTACGAGACTATCATCACCATATCTGTCACTGTGAATTGTTATATTAGATGTTGAACTAATAGATTGTGTAATAAGATTTGTTGTCACCGTATTGCCAAATATAGTGAGTGTATTTGCGGCGGTTAAATTGACGTATAACTTATTTCCAATAGCCAATGTATCGGTGGGTGCCAAATTGGATATACCCGAGGGTGCTGCACCCGTCGTACGCAAAGCATTCATCTTCACATTACTGTTTATCACCACAGGTGTTAGCGTACCAGGTTCTATAGTAAGTAAATTTCCATTTACAACGATACCACCGGGTCCAACTTTCAGTCCACGTGTATATGTGTTACCGTGTACTTCTAAAACATTTGATCCTGTATCCTCAACAAAGAGGTTAGAACCCACACAGAGGTCGTGTGTTGGATATATGTTTGCTACACCCACTGCATTTGATGTATATATATCACCGAATATGTGAAGATTTGTAGATAGCGTATCATCTACTGTGAATGATGAATCCAACGGACCACCGGTCGTTTGGAACAAAGTCATTTCCCTCCCTCTAGGACCACCTCTAAAACCAAAAGCGACATTTGATTCATCTTTATCATGTGTAAATAGTAACGTTGGGTCATTCGTACCATCATTACCTTCACCGAATGTGATAGTTGTATCAGAAACAACTAAATTTACGACACGTTCATATGTTGCGGTTTCCTTTACAAAAAGATTACCATACATACGGGTATTACCGTAGACGTACATTCCACCATCAATGGTAACATTACCTGTGATCACAGCTACATTATTGGGATACGCGGCGCTACCACCATTCGCATCACTATCAGTTATTATGACATTGGATCCGACGCTTAAGGTCTTTGTAGCCATACCACCATTCACAGTGATGATATTGGAGGCCGTACCATCAACTATGAGATTTGAACCGAATGAAAGCTGGTCATTAATAATGACATTTGTGGCCACGAGGTTACCATTTACTGTCATGAGATCACGACCACTCAAATCAATATTTACCTTTACCCCTGCACCATCATTTACTTGAAAAGCATTTGTGGGGTTAGTTGTACCCACAGAGAGCTGATTATTAACAAATATACGATCCGCTGCACCAGAAGCTTTTAGATTCCATACAATATCATCATCTTTATCTATAAAAAGTTTATCACCTACAGAAAACTGTTTCGTTGGTGTCGTATTTGCCAGAGATAAACGACCCTTGATTCCATCATTTACAATAAGCTTGATTTCATTTGCTTCAATTTCCCTAGTTAAAATACTGTTAACACCTGTAAGTGTTTCACTCTCAACGGGTTCTGCTTCTAGACTGGCAACATAGATTTGTTCAAACCTAGCTGTTCTTCCCATTTATACATTAGTTTCCGAATAAAATTCCAGCTAAACCATCCTTGATCCTGAGAACATTGTAATTCACAGCGAATACATAAATATCTTTTTGATCTACTCTAAGAGCACCCTTTTCTACACCACGTAATATGAGTTTGGCATTATCAAGCCTGCTAAAATTGCAACTACCTGAAGGATTGTAGTCTGATGCATTTAGACCAAAGTGATAGACGAAATATCTCGTATACATGAGATCTTCAGAATCAACTCTAAAATCTATTACACCATATTTAGACTTATAATAGTTTTGTACTGTGTGAAAATAAGTTGGTGACATATTTTCAAGTAATGGTGTACCGTTAATTTGTATATCGCCAGTTTTAAACGTAAAACGGTCATTTGTAGGGTCAATATTAGTGGCACTGTATCCAAAAAATATAGATTTAACTGGGTGGTTAAATTGTGAGAGATCTATGTCATTATACCCACCAGATTCTATTTGATTATTAAATACATTTGAAACTGGAAAATCTATTTTTTGTGTTTGTGTGATTACGAAATCCATTTGTCTCTTGACCATGGATTCTCTTTCTTCCCTGTCTAAGTATATATAGTTTCCATACACATTGATTCTTTTCTGGGACTCACTATATCCAGATAAACTACTCGGGTCAAATTCAATTCTAACTTCTACCTGATGATGTGCAAGTGCCACTAGGGGTAAAAATGCACCGTGGTCACAGAAAAAGAAATGAAGTGGTTGAAAATTTCTATTAGATATACTCGTTTTATTTGTAAGTTCTTGTGATTTTGTCCAGGTTTCTGCGAGATAATTGGGCCATATATCGGCATAATAGTCATAGTGTTGAGAATCTATTTTTTGACCCCCTATATAAAGATCAATTGTTGAGTTATAAAGAAGATTTGAAGAGACATTAGAGTTTCTGTCAAGACCCTCAAACCATAAACAATTTACGAGGTCACCTAAAACAGGTACCGTAAAAACTGGATCCTTGTCCGTAATAGTTTTAATTAACTTGGGAGCTTGAGAAAAGTTTGTATGCCGAGTAAACTTCATACGAAAAAAAGAATGCCCCTCTTCACTATTGAGATAAACATCTTGTGCACCCCTGGAGACAAGTTGAATTAATGCACCGGACATTTAATAGATGTTCAGATTATAAAAACAGACACTTTCCCTGAGGGAATTCCTCCTTCTTTTCCTCAACTGGTTTACCATGTATTTTGAAACCACCTTGTCTATAGATCTTCATTCTCTTGAAATACATAGCAGTGAAGATAGACCATGGGTCGTGAACGTCGTAGATGTGTGGATTGTTCTGTTTACCCTCTGTTTCTCTCATGATACGACCAATACTTTGTGTGATATCAGATTTGGGTGAGGCTAAAATAACCGTGTCTAGGGTTGGGATATCTAGACCCTCGTGGGCTTGACTGAACGTCGCGAAGATGATTTTCTTCTTTGAGGACTCTTGTAAAGCTGCCTCTTTCATACCACCCATGTAGAGACCAGAAGTCTTTGGGAAACATTGGTGAAGCATCTCACAATGTTGTCTACGATCACTTAGGAACAGTAATTGTCTCGTACCAGCTGAAGCTTTCTTCACGAGTTCTACCAGCATTTGATTCCTTTTCCGATCCTCAACAACTTCTGTGATCATATTGGGCATTGAAATCTTTCCATTCCTCATGGAGGGTGGTGGGTTTCTGTAGTTAAACGATTCAAATGTTATAGGGAACACCTCCACTTGTTCCTGATTCTTCCTCTCAACAGCAAAGAATGTGGGTCCCATGAACCAGTGGAGTACTTTAGTGAGACCATCCTTCCTCTCTGGAGTTGCAGAGAGACCGAAGATATGCTTGGGACACATTTTGAAGAGGGATTGACTAAAAACCTTTGCGCATATATGATGTGCTTCATCTACAATTAGGGTTCCCACAGAGTCAAAATCACTGAAGTTATACTCTTTGAGGGAGAGAGACTGAAGCATAGCAATGACAAAATCACAATTGACATCTTTTTTGTCTTGTTGTACGATACCAATAGTGGCACCTGGACAAAACTGTTGGATACGCTCCCTCCATTGATCTGCGAGAAACTGTTTGTGAACAACAATCATGGTCCTGTATCCCAATTTACAAGCTATGGCCAAGGATACCGTCGTTTTACCATAGCCACATGGTAAAGACAAGACGCCATGACCTGCTTTAATTGCTGCTGCGAGTGCTTCATTTTGATGTGTTGCATCTCTGAGTTGTCCAACAAACTTGGCGTTGGAACGAGCTGGTTGAGGTCTTCGGTCCTCTTTGGGTTCTCCAATTTTATCAGTTCCGTAGAATCTTGGAACGCAGACTCCATTCTTAGCTGGTCTGAAAACTTTGAAAGGCGGTGGAGGAAATCCATAATCCCCGTTGACAATAGGTCTTACCGTAAGGTCTTTTTTAATTTCTTGAATTGGTCCGTCTGTAACAAGATAACCAGTTCGCGTCAACATTTACTATATTAAAGATTAGTAACTTTATATAACAAATGCCTACAGTATTTGTATCTGAAAACATTGAACGAATTGAAAGAGCTATTGAAAAGCTTAAGGCCAACAAGGAGGGGCTTAGGGATAGTATCGAGACACAAATGAATGAAATCCAAGAGGAAATTTTTCGCTTAGAGGGATGTGCACTTGCGTTTAAGGGTTTTAGAGATGCTGGAATTGAGAAACTTATACCAGAAGATGAAAAGGAGACGCACAGTAACCATGAGAAAGAAGAGGGACACCACCGCAACCATGAGAAAGAAGAGGGACACCACCGCAACCATGAGCAAGAAGAGGGACACCACCGCAACCATGAGCAAGAAGAGGGACACCACCGCAACCATGAGCAAGAAGAGGGACACCACAGCAACCATGAGAAAGAAGACACGCGTTCCAATAAAAATTGGATTAAAACTGGATGTCATATGATTTAATTGAATTAATTATCCATGAAAACCCACTATAATTACCCACATTCCAAACACCTTTGAAATCTATTTCAACTTCAACTTCATCATCTTTTATAAGAGATTGGACAGGTCTCCCTTTGACCTCACACATCACTCTCCTATAACGGAATGGAACTTTCACTGTCAATATACGACCATCTAGTGGGTCGTCTATATGTCTATTTTTTACCAACCAAGCTTTATTGAGTTGCATACGTTTTATAATTTCAGTGTACTTTTCAGGAATGACCAAACGAATGTATTTTTTATCGTTATGGTCATACATGGGTGTATGTACTTTTGCTAGAAACTTCATGTGTTTCTGTTACGGTATATGAGGATTAAAACTATAAGCACTAAAAATGTCATAGATAAAACTTGTGTGAGAAGGAGGGGATTCAATGGTTCCCGAGTTCCGAAGCATTTGTGACTGAGTGTCCTTGACACCTCCACGGCCGCTTCAATACTGGAGTAGGGTGTATTCCTCGGGGACATCATACCACACATGGCAACATTTTGGGACTTACCGAAGAAGGGGAGTTGTCCATGAAGGCTTAGGACCCCTGACGATTGGGAGAACTGCCACCGCTCCCCATCCCAATCTGCACCCCAACCAAAACGAATCTCACGTGGTAGTGGAACATCTAACTCACCCAAAACGAGGCTTCTCAACTCTTCTGGTGGCGTTTTTAGAATGTCTTCGGTGAGGTCACATATCACACACGACACAGTCATACCATCAGATAATACAACTGGTTGGAGATTCAATTTAGTTGTCGCAGCAATCTCCAAATCATCCCCAAGTTCAACTGGTTCATTGAAGTCAAATAAAATATTTATACATCCGTATGTACTCTCACGAACTTTTTTTTCCGCGTCGGGTCCCCAGTTATCCCCCAAAAACTTTATAGCTGGACTATTGTCTAGACACAAGAAAAGCATTCCGTCACTAATTGTAGTTGTATCGGAAAACTCAGCTGTGTACCCATCTTCTAAATATTCAACTTCTGTGAGTTCCTTTTCAAACTCAAACCCTACACCTACATCTTCTAAGGCTCTCTGCATTGCATCACACATCACCTTACCAGAAACCTTTTGGGTATATTGTTTAGAGAGACCCACGTGATCAAAACTCTTTACAAACTCCCATGCGGACATAGTATCCCACGTGACACCATCTATAATTAGGGGGAGATGTTCCAATACTTGTTGACCACCCTCACTCAATTGACCTAGAGCATCTTTGAGGGACATACCCTTATACTTTTCAGGTTTAGTGAGTACCCTCGTAGCTAGGGATGTTAGGGCTCCATAATCCTTTAGGGATAATGAACGTAATATGAAGCTGTATAAATCCTTTTGGGCGGGTTCAAATATATCATCCCAATTAATTCCCATCTCACTAAAGAGACTTTGTGTATTGACAAATGCCTTGTCAAAAACTATACGGTGTGCGTGAAGATCCCTAACGTCTTCACTGGGTTCCCACCATGATCCACCCGCTGAAGACTTTCTATCATAAATTGTTATATCGTGATCACCTGACCTGAGTATCTCCCAAGCGAGGGACATACCAGATGGACCAGCTCCTACTATATGAACTTTCATTCTACTTTTAACGGATATAATTTTTACACCATTTTTCTTATCGCAGATGGAACCATTTGTTTAACGATAGTTGGACCAGCCTCGGAGAGGAGTTCGAGAACACCCAAGATGAGGACAGATTGTTGTGCCATCACTATAATTTTAGCCATAGGACTCACGGGGTAAATATCACCGAAACCAACTGTGGACTGGACGGTGAAGGCAAAGTAGAGATGATCCAGAAAACTAGAATTTTCATCTAACCCGTTAAATGTTTTCATTTCAGAACTCCCACCAGCTTTAGATAAAGTGAAGTATAGGAGTGTGAAAAGTAGGATAGCCACAAAATTGAGACTCAAAGTTTTCGCGAGCGCCATTTATAGTTTATAAATATTTTAAATAAATCCAGTATTCTTACGTTCCTCTGGGGTCTTTATGGCATATATCACAGCGAGGAATACCATAGTTGATATGAGGGCGTACTCTATATCTTTGGTAGCGCTAAACGCGATAAGCATGAGGGATAGGAATCTAAAACTTTTACTTTCAAATAGAGATCTAAGATTTTGTGGGATAGCTATCGCATTACCAGAGAACAGACCTTGGTACAATATGATGAGGGTAAAAAAGATTGGTTGACTCCTGATAGCTTTTTCAGTTTGATTACTAAAGGGTCCAAGAAAACTTGATAAACTTTTCATTATTATATCATCACATTTAATTTTAAACGCTTTAGTTTTTCTTCAAACTCTCTCTTTTCACCTGGCGATTCAATAGGTTTACCTTCAGCAATTGCATCAATCTCGGGTCCTGTCAACTGCATAGCATTCACCCTAAAGTCCTGGAACGCCTCCATGGATAGAGGTACTAAGGGTTGAATCAATTCATAAATGGCTGTAGCATAGTCGCGGATCTCCTTCTGTGCGTGATGATCCATCCTCAACTGTAGGAAATGCATGAGGTTATGGAGATCCATCTTCCAAACAAAGGAGGTATATGTAGATTGTGGAAGAACACCTCGGGCCTGTTCCCTACACACACCCTTTTCTATAAGGTGTTGATAGAGTTTGAATGCATTCTTATACTGGGTGGACATGACCTCTGCGAGTTTGTCATCAACTTCTACAACACCCTCCGACCCTTGGTGATTGACGGCAGATTGTCCACGGAGAATCTCTGGTTCATAGTACTCCTCATCAACTATGGAATACCGCGCGGACATCTCATTCACAGAGGCTGTTCGGTGCCGCAACCACTGACGAGCAATGTATAGAGGTGCCTTAATACGAAACTTGAAAACCACCAATTCTAGAGGTGACGTA